ATTCGTTTCTTGCCCGATGGCGATACAAAGAACGAATTCTTCTGGGTAGAAAAACAAATCATCAAACTTGCATTCAATGGAGTCAAAGGTGACAGTGGAGCAAAACAAGTAGTTGTACAAGTTCCGTGCGTAGAAATGTATAACGATGGTTCAACTTGCCCTATCTTGGCTGAAGTTCGTCCTTGGTATAAGGATGAGACATTGAAAGAAATGGCTAACAAGTATTGGAAGAAGCGTAGTTATATTTTTCAAGGCTTTGTACGTCAAAATCCTCTTGGTGATGACAAGACACCAGTGAATCCAATTCGTAGATTTGTTATCAGCCCACAAATTATCCCAATCATTAAGAGTGGATTACTAGATCCTGAAATCATGGAATTGCCTACAGACTATACACGTGGTCTTGACTTCAATGTTAAGAAGTCTAGCAAAGGTGGATATGCTGATTACAGTACAAGTAACTGGGCACGTAGAGAAACAGCATTAACTGACGCTGAACAAGCAGCAATTGAAGCACATGGATTGTTCAATCTTAGTGACTTCTTGCCAAAGAAGCCAGGCGAAGCTGAACTACGCATTATGAAAGAAATGTTTGAAGCATCAGTAGATGGTCAACCTTACGACAACGAACGTTGGGGACAATACTATCGCCCATGGGGCTTAGATGCTCCAGCAGGTGGTTCACACGCAGAAGCAGCAGCATTGCCAACACGCACTGCTCCAGTAGCAGCAACTAATCTACCCGCTTGGGAAGATGATGTTAGTGCAGCAGAGAAATCTTTCACAAGTGCTCCTGTAGTTGTTCCATCAGCAAGTCCTTCAAGTGACAAGGCAGCGGACATTCTAGCCATGATTAAGGCTAGACAAAACAAGTCTTAATCTAAATAGGGGCTACGGCCCCTATCTTAGGAGAACACTATGACATTACCAGACGAAAGATATCGTGCCTTAAAGCAAGGTAAAAAATTACTAGAGGAGTTGTGTGATCCTGGACGCACACCACGTGTACCTAGTTTAATCAGAGACCGAGCAAGAGCCGCATTACGACACTATCCACAAGATTGGGAGATTGATTCAATTGCTGAAAAATGTCCCGATATACTTGATAAAATATCATATTCTGATAGAATGTACTTGACAGGTACAAATAACCGATAACAAAGAAAGAGAGATTATCAATGGCAAAACCATTTGACGTATCGAAATTTAGAAAAGAAATTACTAAGTCAATTGAAGGACTTAGCATAGGATATAACGATCCAACAGATTGGATCAGTACAGGAAATTATGGACTTAATTATCTCATTAGCGGTGATTTTAATAAAGGCGTTCCTCTTGGTAAAGTTACTGTCTTTGCCGGAGAGTCTGGATCAGGAAAAAGTTTCATCTGCTCCGGAAACCTCGTCAGACACGCACAACAACAAGGCATTTATGTTGTATTAATTGACAGCGAAAATGCATTAGATGAAAAATGGCTACACGCATTAGGTGTAGACACAAGCGAAACTAAATTGCTTAAACTAAACATGGCTATGATTGATGATGTGGGTAAGACTATATCAGAATTTATGAAGTCATACAAAGCAATGTCAGAAGATGATAAACCAAAAGTATTGTTTGTCATTGACAGTCTTGGTATGCTATTGACACCAACTGACGTTAATCAGTTTGAAGCAGGTGATATGAAGGGTGACATGGGTCGTAAGCCTAAAGCATTAACCGCACTTGTTCGTAATTGTGTTAATATGTTTGGTAGTCACAATGTAGGATTGGTCGCTACTAATCATACATACGCAAGTCAGGATATGTTTGACCCAGATGATAAAATCAGCGGTGGTCAAGGATTTGTTTACGCAAGTTCAATCGTAGTTGCTATGAAGAAACTCAAACTCAAAGAGGATGAAGATGGTAACAAGGTTGCTGAAGTAAATGGTATTCGTGCCGCTTGTAAGATTATGAAAACTCGCTATGCAAAGCCTTTCGAAAGTATTCAAGTTAAGATTCCATACGAAACAGGTATGAGTCCTTATAGTGGCTTGACCGATATGCTTGAGAAGTCTGGTGCATTAAAGAAAGAAGGAAACAGTTTAGTTTATGTAACTGAAGATGGTGAAATTCTTAAAGCGTTTCGTAAAGGTTGGGAAGCAAACAAAGACGGAATACTAGACAAGGTTATGCTTGAATATACAGGAAAAACTAAAAGTGTGATAAGTAATGTAACAACACCATCGGAGGAAGTTACAGAATGAGTTTAGATGTTATATCAGAAGTTTGGGATGCATTGCGTGAACATATTGATTTAAGTGAACGTGATGATGCGGCAGATACACTTGTCAATTTTTTAATTGATAATAATTATGAGATAGATGATATCAAAGATGCCTTCAAAGACAAAGATATCACTAAAGCATTAAAAGGTTATGCCGAAGAACATTTCCAAGAAGAAGAATACGAAGATTTTGAAGAAGAAGATTTAGACGAATGGGATTAAATGTCAAATTGGTATACAAGAGTATCAATGAATTTAGGCGTACTGCCTGATTTTATTCAACACTTTGAATCTGAGTTAGAAAACGCAAAACGTGAAGTAAAGGTATACGGCAATGTTGAAAAGAATATTGCTGCTATTCCCGGTGTCACCGAACATAGATTCAATCAATTACAAGAAGTAGAAGCGGTACTCAATCTACTCAATATTCAATTAAAGAAGATTCGCCGAAAACATTTTCAAAAATATTTAGAAGCGTATAATAGAGCATTGACAAGCCGTGATGCTGAAAAGTATGCTGAAGGCGAAGATGAAGTAATTGATATGGAAGTATTGATTAACGAAGTAGCATTACTACGCAATCGTTGGCTTGGTATTATGAAGGGCCTTGAAGCTAAACAATGGCAGATGGGGCATATCGTGCGTCTACGCACAAGTGGCATGGAAGATATAACAATTGGCTAATTCAAACATAAAACAACACCAAATGGGGAAAGCTATTCCGGGTGTTATTCTTAGTGGTAACGGCAGTAGCCACAATACAATCACTTTAGCAAACATCCCTCCCTTAACAACATCACATCAAATTAATTCAGGTATGCTAATTAAAGATTGGGATATTTTTGGTAATAAAAATGTTAAGAAATATGAGGTGTTTGAAACTACTGAGGATATACTAGCATTGAGTGTTACTTGGCATAGATTGCGTCCATTAATCAGTCATGGTATCAGTAACATAATGAATCCTAGTGATAGGCCCACTAAACTTACTGATGAAATACTATTCAAAGAAATGATTCCAGAAGATCGTGATAAGGCTAATGTTATACGTGATTATTACAGTAAGAAACTTATGATGATTAACTTGCGTGGGCAAAGAATTTCTAATTACAGAAAAGATTTGTCTACGTTTATTCATGGTGATAATAAAATAGTTAAAGAAGAAATGATGCCACTAATTTATCGTTTGCCCGAATTCTATGACTATGATATTAGTACTGATGAAATGTTTAGAAATTTGGACACACGTTTTGAAGATAGCAAAATTGCATCATCAACTATTAAAACAGTTTCCCCTGTTGACAAATTTGTAGTGAAACGTAAGAGTGGAAAGTACAATGAATATTGGTTACGTGATGAACAGAATAGGCCATGCAGAATTGAGATTGAACATTCCAATCAGCTATTACATTTGTGGGAATACTTTTTTGAAAAAAAATCAATCACCTTAGACTGCATAAGTAAATTTGAGGAACGTGATAGTATTGCGTTTTACAAGATAATTAAATGGACAATACAACATTAAAGGAAAAACATGAATACAGCTAGCTTTGCTGCATTAAGTGCAGCCGGACAACTTGAACGATATATGATTGAACGCCGCCCAGTTGGTGCCAATGATATACAAATTAACATTGATTACTGTGGTGTATGTCATACTGACTTACATTACGTAAACAATGATTGGGGTGACGCACGTTACCCATTAGTACCTGGTCATGAAATCATTGGCCGTGTTGGTGCAGTAGGTAGTAACGTAACTAATTTTACTGTTGGTCAACGTGTTGGTGTAGGATGTATGGTTGATTCTTGCCGTGTTTGCAATTCATGCAAAGTTGATTTGCAACAATATTGTGGCAGCAAGACTATGACTTACGCTAGTAATACACAAGACTCGGGTGGTGTAACACATGGTGGATATTCTAAGAGTATCGTTGTAGATTCATCTTTTGTATTGAATGTACCTGAAAATCTAGATCCAAGTGCTGCTGCTCCATTACTATGTGCAGGTATCACAACATATAGTCCATTAGCACATTGGAAGATTGGTCCCGGCATGACTGTTGGTGTCATTGGATTAGGTGGTTTAGGACATATGGGTATTAAGTTTGCTAAAGCAATGGGTGCCCGTACAGTTGCAATTACCAGTTCAGAAAGTAAAGTTGAAGCTGCAAAACAATTAGGTGCTGATGATGTACTAATCTCAAGTGGTGATATGAATCACTATAACAAGCAATTTGATTTCTTGTTAAATACAATTCCAGTACAACATAATTTCAATCCATATATGCAATTATTAAAGATTGATGGTACAATGTGTATCGTAGGTTCAATTGGACCAACAGGTATGCTTAATACTGCTCCATTGATTATGGGTCGTAGACAGATTACTGGCTCATTGATTGGTGGTATCAAAGAGACACAGGAGATGCTAGACTTTTGTGGTCAGCATAATATTGTATCCGATGTTGAAGTAATCAATATACAGGACATTAATAATGCTTATGTTCGTATGCAAAGTAATGATGTTAAATATCGTTTCGTAATTGACATGGATACACTAGCCCCGCTATAATTTTCTATTCAAAACCCCCCAAAACCCCCAAATTTGGGGGTTTTCCATAGCTAAAATTTGGTTGACATTAAATGGGTTTGGGTCTATAATAGAGGCTTAGATTGATTAAAGGAGCTAGTTATGACACAAGTTTACGACCGTTTGACAGAGCAGGAAAAACGTGAAGTTCGTATGTACGGCGTGACCGTTGCAGGGATGCGTGAAAGTATCGAATCCAGTATCACTTTTAAGTTTTCCGGTCCTGCTATGATCGCCGCTAGTTTGATGTCCGATGCACAGGAAATGGTTAACACTGAGTACGGCGATGTTGACTATATGCGGGCTGAGGATGCCCGTCAATGTCTGAATCGTGCTAAGTGGGTATTGTTTGAATATGTGATGAAACAGGATTGACAATAAATGGTTTTGGGTATATAATGTAGTCTTAGATTGATTAACGGAGCAAATATGTCTGAATTCACTACTTGGGAACAAATGTCTGACTTGGAGCAGGCCCAGTCTATTTTCTGGGATATGTACAAGGACGCACATGGTATTCGTCCTCGTGGTATTGACACCAGCACTTGGACTCTGGAACAGTTCCAGCAGGAGTTTGAGTACCTAGGTCGTATCATCGCCGACAATGAGAACCAGCGTAAGGTTTTTGAGGCTGAGGCTATTGAGAAGTTTGAAAAACATGTTACCGATACAATTTGTATGGGTGCCCGTGATCGGGAAACAGCATTGCGCTGGATCATGGATGCTAGCAATGCCAACGGTGATTGGGAATATCTATGCTATGATTTGGGCTTGCCCTATCAATATTTTCGTAAGGTTGCGTAAGGAGTAAAAAAATGGCACGTATAAGGTTTACTGGGTTACAATATTTAGCAATGGGTATGGGTTGGAATCAAGACCTTCGTATTAAGACCGGTAAGTTGTGGCGTATTAAAGAAGGATACCCATATCATATCCTAATTGAAAAGTTTGGGTATAAAGTAAGAGTAGAATACAATATTGGTCCTACTGTACTTACTCATCCAGAGGACGGATCTTTTGTGGTTTTAGGACCAAAGGATTATTTTCTGTGTGACAAGGTCTATGCTAGACGGAACCACTTGTACTTAATAAGTTGACAATAAATGGATTTGGGTGTAAAATACAGACTTAATCACTTGAAAGGTCTGTATGAAATTCAATTCTATTGCATTGTCAACACTGTATTTTAAAGTGTCTGTCAAAAAGAAGCCCTATAGCAATGAAGAAATTTGTTTGCTAATTGCTGCTAGTGATCATACTAAACGAAACGCAAAAGATAAAGTAATGCTAGGCAAAACACTTTACTTTCGTGAGTTGCCGCTCAATACTGAACAATCAATAATTGATAGTCATATTGAAAGTATTACAAAATTGAACAACTATTCAGTTGCCCAAGTGTTGTAAAAATACAACATACCCAAAGTTGACAATAATTGGCTTTGGGTATATAATACATACTTAGACAGTTAATTAAAGGACTTAGAAAATGGCTAAAAAAATCTCTATCAAAGTGTTTGGTGACCCGGGTCATGCATGGGCCCGATTCCCCAAATCTATGTTGGTAAAACTTGGTATCGCAGATAAAATCTCTACATACAGTTACATGAATGGCGCCAATGCTTTCTTGGAAGAAGATTGTGATTTGTCTCTATTGGTTAGCACCCTGCGTGAAAAGGGCTATACAGATATCAAATTCAACGAAAGCCACGCTAATAAACAAAGCAAAATCCGCGGTTACGCTACGTATAGGGCTTGACATTAAATGGTTTTGGGTATATAATAGAGTCTTATTCAGTCAACAACAGGAGTTTTATATGGGCTACAAAGTTATCGCAGACAAACATCAAATGGATGAAATGCGTACCAAGTACGGTCCTCGCAAGGGATTGGAAGGTCCCTTCAACTTCTCGGGACGTGTTCTCTATTACGATACTAAGGAGGGTCAGTACTATGACCCGACTACGGACTTTTATGTTGAGCGGGATGAAATGGATATTATCCATCAGCGTATTGTTAACATACTAAAGGCATAATTATGTTTTGGACCATCGTTCTAATCGGTGTAGGATTGAGTTCTACTAGTATCACTTACGTGGGCCAGTTTGAACAACAGGAAACTTGTGCTAAAGCAGCACAAGAATTTAAAGCACTAAACAAGCAGGCCGTTTGCGTACAAACAAAAGCGGCAGAAGTGTCCGCGGTCAAAAAATAATTTGACAATAAATGGGTTTTAGTATATAATATAGTCTTAATCAGTTAATTACAGGAGTTTCTATGTCAACAATTCGTATTCTTTCAGGCTCTTATCGTAATCAACCCGTTATCGGTGAAGTGTTTACACTAGTCAAGGGTTTTCAAACTGGTAAAAAAGGTAACTATGTTACCGTGAAAAACGAAGGTCAATTTGCAATTGCTATTAATGAAGTCAAGGTAAAAGTAGATACTATTGAGGATATTCAATTTATGAACGGAGAAGAAGTGCTGGCTAATACAGTAGAATTTAAAACAAAGGCAGAAGTGTCCTCAGAAACTGAAATTGAAGCAATGGACCGTATTGCGTTGCGATTTGGCATTCTTGATGAAATGGCAAGTGCTTGTATCAGTGGTGACATTCGTGCTATGATTGTGTCAGGCCCTCCCGGGGTCGGTAAGTCGCACGGTGTTGAAAAGCAAATGGAAAAGTCAAGCATGTTTGACAAGATTGCCGGCAAACGTGTGCGTTTCAATGTTGTTAAAGGTGCAATGACAGCACTAGGTTTGTATGCTCAACTGTACAAATATTCTGACACAAAAAATGTATTGATTTTTGATGACTGCGACAGCGTGTTCGCCGATGAGTTGGCATTGAACATTCTGAAGGCAGCATTGGATTCGGGCAAGACTCGCAAAATTTGCTGGAACTCTGATTCACGTTTGCTACGTGATGAAGGTATCCCAAATCAATTCAACTTCAATGGTAGTGCTATCTTTATTACTAACTTGAAGTTTGAAAACGTGAAAAGCAAGAAATTGCAAGATCACTTGGAAGCATTGCAAAGTCGTTGTCACTTTCTGGACCTCACTATCAATAGTGAGCGTGACAAAATGTTGCGTATCAAACAGGTCCATCGTGATGCTGAAGGTGGTTTGTTTGCTGACTACAATTTTGAAGAAGCCCAATCAACTGAAATCTTAGATTTCATGTGGGAAAATCACGGCAAACTGCGTGAACTGAGTTTGCGTATGTGCTTGAAGATTGCCGATCTAGTGAAGATCAGCCCAGCAAACTGGAAAAATCTTGCACGTACAACTTGCATGAAGAATGCTTAATTAAAACACAAGTTTATAGGGGAACAATTGTTCCCCTTTTTTTGCCTTTATGTTTGCAATACATAATTACTTTATGTTATACTAAGTACTAATATGAAACAATGTAAAATAATCGTCAGGGATGAAGTCAATGTAAAGATTGAAGGTCTTGAACTAACTGAACGCAAAGCATTAGTAAAAATGTTTGAGTACGAAGTGCCCGGCGCAAGGTATCTTCCCGCGGTACGTCTCGGTAGATGGAATGGTAAGGTAAGTTTCTTTA